CCTCTTCTTGTTGAAGATTTCACCCTATCTGCAATTCCAACAATATCACCTATTCTTAAAATGGAACCCGCTGCAATATTTGTTTCAAAAACAACTGTCTCTGTTTGATTTTGTTGAGTCTGTAAAAACCATTTGCCCACTCTTTGAGCCATACCTCTAGAGGTTGTTCCAAAAGTGTTAATAGTTTTTGTTTGTGTTCCATATTTAGATTGAGCATTTGTATCTTTAACAGTCACATAATCTATTTCTTGTGTTTCAAGATCAAAGTATGAAACATTGATGACGTTAAATCTAGTTTTTGAAGATGTGCCAGAATATAAAAAATCTCCACCAATTACATTTGCATTGTTAAAAACATAATCAAAGCTCAAAGCACTTGGATTTGCATGGTCCTTTGGAGCATCTTGAGCCACTTTTATGGTTCCTTCTTCGTAGTAAGGTATTGCTCTCATCACAGAACAAATATCTCTTATAACTGCCATAGCATCACGCCTGTTATTGAGGTTGACATTTATTGAAAATCGTGGCTCTTGACCTCCATTTCCATCATCAACTAAGGCACTACAGTATGTGCTAACACCATAAAAACTAAATGCATCTAGCTCAGATTCTGGCAAACTACAGCCACTTGTAGTATCTGTCAAAAGATCAAATAACACCCAAGCTGGGTCACTTGTCCAAGCTTTATCAGCTTTGAAACTTCCATTAAAAGTTCCACTGTAAGTCAATCTTCCATTTGTTAGATCAACAGTTGCGTTATGCGGTATTTTTACAAGTTTTCCTCTTAATCTAAAATTTCGTCTAGGAGCAGTTTGAAATAACTCAGAGCTAAATCTTAATGCTGTATAGGCTATATTTGGATAATTATTAGGCTCTCTTATAATCTGTCTTATTTCTGCAAGTCGCATTGTGTTGAAAGTATTTTCGTCACCAACATCATTTCCTCTTTCAAGACTTACAACCACTGGGAAAAATGAACCCGAAGCTCCAGAGGTGTTTGTGTTATATCCAGATAGATTTCTTAAATCAATACCATAATCTCTGTTATAGGGGTTAAAGCTTTTGCCTGTAACTGTGTCATCAATAATTGTGGTTGCAGATCCGTTATTTGGATTTACTTTTATGATTACTTGAACAGATGTTGATTCTCTATTGCCATCACTTGTGTTAACTTTAAAAAATTGATCGAATTTTACCTTAACTTGAACTGTATCAATACGAGTGTCACTTATAGTTCCTGATCTAGCAGTAGCTGATCCTCCGACTGGAAAGGTACATTCTTGTCCTTTATCTCCTGTAATAACTTCACTGCTTTGCTGTTCAGCAGCAAAAAGAACAGTATTGTTAGCTGTACCATCTTGAAACTCAAATCTTAGTCGATCTTTTGGGTAATTGAACTCTGCGTCATTTGGATCTGTATTACTAGCATCAGCCTGTAACACAGCAGTTCGATTAAGAAATAAGTCTTTTAAAAAAGCATTTTTGTATGCAGTACTGGTTTTGTCTGTTATACCAGCTTTACTTGCTGTGGCACTTCCTTCGATCTGACCTTCTGCCAAAATATCAACGACAGTACCAAAATCAATGGATTTTAATTTGCCACCATCAACAATTCCTAAAATTTTTCTTACTCCAGCAGTTAGTCCAGAGGCAGATGCTATAACCATAATTAAACCTTATTTACTACTTGAAAAGTGTCTATTGAAGAACTGACAACTGTGCTTCCGACAAGTGTTTCTCCATATATTATATTAATTGGGACTCCTTGTTTTGAGTTATTTAAAAGTCCTGTAAATGAATAATTTGGGTCTTGTGGATCTTCTTGCCTTTGAGAGTTAAAAGGTTTTGGGTCAGGTGTAAGCATATCAGTTACACCAGAGATAAGCATATTAACTCCTATTGCTAGAAATGTACTTTGAAGAGCAGCCCCTATAGTGATACCTAAAATTGTTGCTCCAGTTCCCCATGCGGTAAACAAAGCGCCAGCAGCTAAAAAGAAAATTTCACCATGCACCACAGGGACAATTTTTATATCACTTTCTGTTTGCATATCAAATAATTCTTCAGTAATCCTTAAATCACCAGCCATGATGCAATATTCTTGATCTTTTATATGTTCTCTTACGCCTTGAAAATTATTAATCAAAAAACTAAAAGCCTCTTTTGCACTTTTAGCTTTGATTTTAAAAGTTGATTGTCCAACAAATTTTCTTAATCTTCCATAAATTGTTAATTTAATCATTTATTTCAGATGGATATACAACAATAATAGACTCAGATTTAGGTTCTACAAGGTAAAAAGGTAAATCTAAATACTTACAGGTCATTCTATCAGTATGACTAAAAGCCAGTTCTCCATCAGGGTGACTGTGTACTATACCAAGAACCTCTCCTTGATCTTCGCCTCTTGCATAATCTAGAGGGTCGATAACAAATGATTTCTCTTTATATGCTTTAGAAATGTTTTTACATTTCCAGTAAATATCAACACCATCAACATTTACTATAAGTCCGCAACACTCCTCTGGATATGCCTCTGTAGCATGGTCAAAAGCATCTGTAGCCCATTTATACTCTTGCATTATACAAACGTGCCTACGGCTGGGAATAAGTCTCTTGTAACCACTCTTTGTGGAACTAATCTATTTTCTAAGTCATGGGCTGCTGTAAGTTCAAATTGAACAATCTGTCTATTTTCAACAGATTTACGATCAATAATAAAAATCTCATCACGCAACCTATCTGAGCTAGGAGTACCAAAAGGGTTAGATCCAGAGGCAAAATTAGCATTATCTAATGCAGACGCTAATGGCATTTTCCTAGTAATTTTTGCATCTATTAAATCATTGTGAGGTGTCACTTTATTTACTATTTGCAAGAAATCACTCATTGTAATCAAAAGTCCTGTCGCTGAGTTTTGTACGATACCACCTAAATTTGAAAAAGTTATTGTAGGTCTTGGCAAAACACCTGTGCTTTTTCTTTCAAATCCATCTACTTTAACTGCGACTCTTTGATAAGCATTTGATTGAAAAACGACCTCACCAAATGAATTGAGATTTGCACCAGCATGGAATCTGTAAGTTGTAGGTAAATTTTGAGGATTGCCTGTAGGAATATGCTTGCCAACAGTAAGCTCAAGCTCAAAAAGTTCAATGATAGAACTAGGATTTATTTTATTAAGTTCTGCAAAAGGAATTGCCATTACGCCTCAAAAACCTCTCTAAATACACAACTCAATCTAACTCTATTTAAAAATGGTATTGATCTAGGAAAAGAAGTGCAGACAAATTTTCTTGAGCTTGATTCACTTGGCAATGTGTAGTCAAAAGATGCTCCATCTTCTACTCTTGCATTTAAAAAAGTTATGGCTGTATCTGCATCAGTTTGAGATAGCTCAAAAGTTAAATTAACAGACAAAGGATTTTGATTTAGTCCTTCTGTAAGACGTTGTTCAAAGCCATCACCAAAACTCAAAGTTCTTACTTTAGGTCTTGCATTAATCCTTGTGTTATAAACAGGGTTTGTTATAGGAAATGTTGCCATTATGCTAATAAACCTCCAGATCGTTTTTGATTTATTATCTCAGCCTGTATAGCTGCGGCAAGCTGCTCTCCAAACTGATTTGATTCTGCGTCATTACCTTGAACAGCAGTGCCAGAGGCATCAACATTAATAACAATATTGTTTGTAACACCACCCATTGCATTGTTTGGAATTATTGTGCCGCTACGTGATGGTGTAAACATTTCTGGGCCTTTTTCTCCTACTAAGTAACTGCCACCAGCCATAACTGGGCCACCATTTTCTCTTTTAATTGTTGAAATACCAAATGATCCTTTTGGTAAAACGCTTGGAATACCAGTACCCATAAAGCCCTTTGGCATAGGTGCGGGAGCTTTGAAGCCGCCACCAGCACCACCACCAAATATGTTACCAAGTGCAGTACCTAAGAAGTTTCCAAGACCAGAAACCGCTTGCTCCATAGCAACCTCAATAAGCTTTCTTTTGAGATCATTTAATACACTTATTGCAGCTTCTCCTAAACTCTTTGTACCCATAACAGCGTCTGTAAGATTTTGAACTACACCTTGTTCTATAGACTTACCTACTTCCATAAATCTTTCTTTTAATTTATCTGTTTCTTCTTGTTGTTTTTTTATAAGTTCTGCTGATTTTTTCTTTTCTTCATTTTGTTTTTTTTGCTCTTCTGTTATCTGTTTCTCTGCCTCTAATGTTTCAAATCTTTTTTGGAGTGCTTCTAAATCTGCCTGAGCTTCTTCTAACTTTCTTTCTGCCCCTCGTTTTGCATTTCCTCTTGCTTTTTCTTCTTCTATCCTTAATTTTTTAACTAATTCAGTTTGCTTTTCAAGGGCTTTTGCAACTTCTTCTTCTCCTCCTTGCGTAATTAAATCTTGAAATGCTTTTGCTTCTCCTCTTGCTTTAAAAAATGCAGTTGCAAGTCCTCCAAGAGCTATAACTGCAAGACCAATACCAGTTCCAGCTAAAGCAATTTTCAAACCCATCAAAGACGAAGTAAGTGCAATAACTTTTAAATTAACCGCAGCTATAGCAGCACCAGCCAAAGGTAAAAATACTGAGATACCTTTTGCGGCAAGAGCAATTCCAGCAATTACAAAAGAAGCTTTGCCAGCGTCAGAGGTTACAAAATTTGTTGTAGCCTCAACAAATCTTGTGAGTTGTTTTGTGCCTTCTAAAACTGCTGGCTTAAGTAAATCACCAAAAGCTCTTGATAAATTTTCTGTCTCATTACTTAGGTTTTTAAATACTTGAGTAGGATCATTTTTTAATAACTCTTTTAAAAATCCGCTTCCCTCATTTCCTATTCTTCCTAAAGCCCTCAAAACAACATCACTTGTTAATTTGCCATCAGCAGCTAATTTTTTGAGTTCACCTATGGTCACACCAAGTTCTTCTGCTATTGGGGCAAGAACTGTTGGCACTTGTTCTGAAACACTCCTAAATTCATCACCAGCCAGCCTTCCTGAGCCAAGAGCCTGTGCTAGTTGCCTAAATGCGTTTGATGATTCTACGGCTGAAGCACCAGCTAATTTTGCAGCGGTATTAAATCCAAAAAATACAGTTTTTATATCTTCAACACTTGTTCCAAGTGGAGCTAATCTTGCTGTAATATCTGTAACGCCCTCTAAGGCTTCAACTGCACTTAATCCAAAAGCTTTCTGTGCATCTGCGGCAATCTTTTGAGATTTAGCAAAGTCTGAGCTACTTTTAGTCAATAATTTAAGTCTTACATTTAACTTTTCAAAACTTGTAGATGTTTTTACTGCGTTTCTTGCCAATAAAGTTATACCAATACCACCAATCGCTGCTTTAAGGCCACCAAAAGACTTTTGAAGAGCATTTGTCTTTTGCTGAACGCCACTCAATGCTCTATTTGCACCGCTGGCATCAACTCTTAATCTAACGACTGCTTCTGCCACTGATACAAAAAACTCTTTCCTCTATATTACCTTGAATTGTGTTTTTGTCGTTGCAATGCTTTTTTTTCGTCCTCAGTCTTAACCTCATAGTAAGCAGCCCAGTAAATAAGTTCTGCCTGAGTCAAACCTTTTCTTAATTCTTCTAATGTTTTAC